CTGTCAGGGGCTCTGGTCGCTGCGCGCCAGGAGGTCGCCCGCCATGGTTGACCTCACCGATCTGGAGCACGCGGCGATTCGCGCTGCTGTGCGGCCGGTCGCCGAGGTCATGGCCGAGATCGGCTGGACCACGCGGCTCAACGAGCTGAACGAGGAGCAGGTGCTTACCCTGATCGACGTCGCCGTCGGCGGCTTCCAGGACGCCATGGCGACGGCCTCGGAGCGGGGCGAGCAGGAGGTGCCGTTCTGATGAGCGACACCCTGCCAGCCCTCATCGATCGCGCCCGATACCGGCTCGCCGAAGCGCGCACCTCGGCCGAGGTGCTCGAGGCCAGAGCCGCGGCCAAGGCCGCGCTGCACTACGCCAAGCTGCAGAAGGCCGCCAACGAGACCCAGGCCGACTGCCTCGCCATGATCAAGCGCGCCGAGATCCGCATGGCCGACGAGATCGATGCGGCACAGGCGGCCGGTGCGGTGGCCCGGCCGAACCAACCGGTGAGCCAGTATGTCCAAAGTTCGGACATACCCCCGGCCACTTTCGATGAGCTCGGCGTGGACCGCCGGCGCGTCGCCGAATGGCGCGAGCTGCGCGATGTCGGCGAGGAGGTCGTCAACCAGGCGATCCAGGCTGCCCTCGACGAAAATCGCGCCCCCACCAACGCCGACATCCAGCGCGCGGTGCGGGGTCGTCATCACCGGACGCAATTTACCGGCGAGAACGAGTGGTACACGCCGGCCGAGTACGTCGAGGCGGCGCGCGCCTGCCTGGGCGGGATCGACCTGGATCCGGCAACCTCGCCCGTTGCGCAGGACACCATCCGCGCGGCGCGCTTCTTCACCCGTGACGAAGACGGCCTCCGTCACCCCTGGCCGGGCCGGATCTGGCTGAACCCGCCTTACGCCCAGCCGGACATCGCCCGCTTCATCGAGAAGCTGCTCGGTGAGCTCGAGGCCGGCCGGGCCGAGCAGGCGATCCTGCTGACCCACAACTACACCGACACCGCCTGGTTCCACGCCGCCGCTGAGCGGTCCGCCGCCATCTGCTTCACCCGAGGTCGTATCCGCTTCGTGAGCGCCACCGGCGAGCTCGCCGCACCAACCCAGGGGCAGGCCTTCTTCTACTTCGGATCGGCGGAGTGGCGGTTCCTCGAAACCTTCGGCAGCTTCGGGTTCATCCGATGATCCCGGCGAACGGCTTCAACCCGCTCCGCTGGGACTGCGCGAAGCGCGGCTGCTTCAACCTGAAGCGCAGGCCGAAGATCGAGCTGTTCGCCGACTGCTTCCCCGGGCGGATGAGCTTCGGTGATGTCGACGGCATCGTCGAGGTCGCCGGCAACGCTCTCCTGCTGGAATGGAAGACCGCGGAACGCGAGCTGCCGGCCGGCCAACGGATCCTCTTCGAGCGGCTGACGCGGAACAGCCCGGTCTCCGTCCTGATCGTCGTCGGCGATGCCGAGACCATGGTTGTCGAGGCCGTGGCCTTCTTCTTCGAGGGCACGCGGTACCCGCCGGAGGGCTTCCACCCTGCGGACCTCGAGGCCGTCAAGGATCACCTGAGCACCTGGAGAACGTACGCGCTCACGCACCCGGTGATGAACCGGCGCCAAGCGGCGGAGGCAGCCGCATGACCGGCGTCCTCGACTTCAACCACCGCCCCAAGCCGCCGTCGCTCGCCGACCGGATCAACGGCCTGATCGACGGCGCGCTCGTCGCTGAGGATCGGGCGCGGCCCGGCCGCACTTACCTCGGCGGCTCGCGGCTCGGCGATCCCTGCGCGCGCCGCCTGCAATACGAGTACCTCAAGGTGCCAAAGGATGACAGCGCCGGGTTCAACGGGCTGCAGCTCCGGATTTTCGGCGCCGGCCACGCCTTCGAGGATCTCGCGGTCGCCTGGCTGCGGAAGGCCGGCTTCGATCTGCGCACGCGCGATCGCGCGGGCGCCCAGTTCGGCTTCTCGGTCGCCGGCGGCCGCATCCAGGGGCACATCGACGGCGTCGTCGTCGGCGGCCCCGAAGGCTTCGCCTGCCCCGCGCTTTGGGAGTGCAAGAGCGCCAACGCGCGCAGCTGGCGCGAGATGGTGAAGCGCGGCGTCGCCGTCGCCAAGCCCATCTACGCCGCTCAGATCGCCCTCTATCAGGCCTACATGGGCCTCACCGAAACGCCGGCCCTGTTCACCGTGGTGAACAAGGACACCAGCGAGCTCTGGCACGAGGCGGTGCCGTTTGCGCCCGAGCTGGCCCAGGCCGCCAGCGACAAAGCCGTCCGCATCCTGCAGGCGTCCGAGGCGGGCGAACGGCTGCCCCGGATCGCCGCCAACCCCGACCATCCCGAGTGCGCGCGCTGCGCCTGGCAGCAGAGGTGCTGGGCATGACCATCCCCGATGCCATCGCCGGCGCCGCCGAGCCCGTGCATCCCGATCGGGACATTGTGACCGCGTACATGGACGCGGTGTTCGGCTACTGCGAGGGCTGGGTGCCGATCCGGGCGCTGCCCGAGAAGGGCGCCGCCGACCGGCCGCCGCACACGCCGTTCGTCGAGGCCGACGGCGAGCTCGCCGCCAAGACGGCCGTGCAGGCGGCATGGGCCGCCGATGCCGGCATGGCGCTCTATGCCGTCCCGGGCACCGTCGCCGCCGCGGGCGAGGCCAAGGCAGGTGACGTCGTCCAGACCCAGGTGGTGCTGGTCGATCTCGATCACGGCGACATCGCCGCCAAGCGCGAGCACCTGGTGCGACATCTGGGCGAGCCGTCGCTGGAAGTCGACTCGGGCGGCGTCACTGCCGAGGGGCAGCCGAAGCGGCACCTGTACTGGCGGCTCACCGAGCCGGCCGAGCGGGACGAGATCGCGACCGTCTGTCGGCTGCGCCACGCCATCGCCGTGAAGGTGGGCGGTGATCCCTCGTTCCGCTCCGCCCACCAGCCCATCCGCATCGCCGGCTCGGTCTACCTCAAGGGCGGCGAGCGTCGGCTGGTGCGCATCGCTGCCAGCCGGAAGCTCGACTACGAGCTCACCGAGCTGGCGGAGGCGGTGATGGCCATGCCGCCCCTGGAGACGGCGGGCGGCGCCGAGCTCGACTTCAACGACGCGAGCGCGGCGCGCGGGCCGATCGACGATGTCTTCCGCCATGCGGTCCGCGAGGGCGGTGTCGACGGCGTCACCCGCTTCGAGGTGCTGAGTCGCGTCATCGGCTACTGGATCCGGCGCTGTCGCCACAGCCAGGTGACCGCGGCCGAGGCCTGGGCCGAGATCGTCGCCTACAACGAGGCTCGCATCGACCCACCCTGGCCCCTCGATCGCCTGCGCACCGAGGCCGAGCGCCTCTGGCGGAAGGACAGCGAGCGGAACGGCGGCGGTGTGCCCGTAGGGCCAGCGACAGGCGATGGCCACAGCGAGGACCGGCCGCTGCCGCCCGCCTTCACCGAGGACGCTCTCGCGCTCGAGTTCACCCGCCGTTACGCCCTCGACTGGCGCTACGTCGCCGCCTGGGGGCAGTGGCTGCTGTGGACCGGCACCCACTGGCGGCACGAGACCACGCTCAAGGCCTACCATCTCGCCAGGCGGGTCTGCCGCGACGCGGCCGCCACCTGCGCCAGCGCCAAGGTCGCCGCCAGGATCTCCAGCGCCGGCACGGTCTCCGCCGTCGAGCGGCTCGCCCGCGCCGATCGGCGTCACGCTGCTACCAGCGACGCCTGGGATCAGGACCTCTGGGCGCTCAACACCCCGGGCGGCGTGGTCGATCTGCGTACCGGCAAAATCCGAGCGCACGACCGCGCCGACGCTATGAGCAGGATCACCACCGCCACGCCCGCGGGCGAGTGCCCGACCTGGCGGCAGTTCCTCGCGACGGTCACCCGCAACGACCCGGAGCTCCAGGCCTACCTCGCCCGCATGGTGGGCTACGCGCTCACCGGCGTCACCAGCGAGCACGCCCTGTTCTTCCTCTACGGCACTGGCGCCAACGGCAAATCGGTGTTCGTCAATACCATTGCCGCCATCCTCGGCGCCTACGCGACCAACGCGCCGATGGACACCTTC